TTTCTTTTTGGCGCTTCTCTAACTCTTTAGCGTATTGCTTGATTTTTTCACGGAAAGGCTTATCCCAATTTTGGTCGTTATCACCTTTAGGTGAAGATTTAACAGCGTCATACTGGCCTGTGTCAACATCTTCTTCGTCTACACGCTTTTCAACATCACTGTACGCCATGCTTGGCTTGCCGTTTTCTGGGTTACGAACACCAGCTTTCTGTTTCAAGTCTTTAAGCAAATCTTCTTTGTCACCACCGGTAACGATTCTATCAAGTGCTTTAACACCCTTCTTAATTGCATCAGCAAAACCTTCTTCTAAGTCAAAGGCTTTTAAGTTACCTTCTTCAGTTTCATCGTTGTGTGATAATGTTTCTGCTCCGGCTGCTTCTGATAAATCATCTTCTGGAGCTTCATTACCATCTTCTGCTGTTTCACCTTCTTTAGACTCAGGAGGTTCCTCACTTGCTTCGCCACCATCGCCACCTTCTAACAATTTGTCAGCCCATTCAGCTAATGCATCAACTTCTTTCATCTCACCTAAGTTCTTTTGTAGCTTAGATAATATTGGCATCACACTTTCAATACGAGGGTCAAGTGTTTCTTGAACAAACAACTCATTTAAATTAGTTTCTTCAACTTCATCTTCCATCAATGAAGGAGTCCAACTTTCAAAATATTTATTGTAACCTCTACCACCAGCCATACGACTTAGTGTTTCACGTAATTTAGTATAGTGATTTGCACCCTCTAGTACTAGACGCTGTGCTGATTCGTTGAATTGACCATTTCTTGTAGCACGAACAAATCCTGCCATTTTGTTATAGTCTTCAACTAATGATGTAATATGATTGGCTCTGTCATCATATGGTGTGCCACCTTCAGCTATATGTCTAGCATATACTCTAGCGATACCAGGCTTAATTGTAGGTAATAAGAAACGTTCTCCGTCTGTGTTTTCTACAAATATACGTGCAACATTACGATATCTTTGCTCACCTTCAACTATGTTTCTAGTGTGTTCGATAACAATTTTAACTTGAGGTACAGCATCACTGTAACTCTTGTTTTTACCTATTGGGTAATATCCTTCGTCTAATTTTTTCATATGATCCCTTTTCGCCATATCATGTTTTAAATGGTCGGTGTTTTTAACTTGAAAGCTAAGTTGACGGTTTTTTGCAAAACGCTTTAAGTGATTTAATAGTCTGTACCAAGAAACATCATCAGTATCTGATACTTCTTTTTCACTGTCAGCTATCTTATCATTAAAGTAAATGACTAATTTATGTAGTCCGTCAATAGATATAGTGACTACTCCATAATCTACATCGTCTTTAACAAAATTGAATTGAAAGACTTCAGCTTCTTCCGGTACTGGAATTTCTTTGCCCGAAGTATCTAGCATTGTAGGTCTGTACCCACGGGTGCTTAATAGGTCGAACAATTCGCGGTTTATTGATTCATTGCTTTTTGGCATAATGTATTTATCTTTTCCCTTAGGATATAACAGCAAAGAATGGTAAGGGGGCTATATATTCATCGTGATCCCTGATCTGTTCTTCCAAATTATAGTGATAATCACTCAGTGTTTGTAGCATTCTAATCACTAATAACGAACTCATGACCAAATCGTCCGTATCTCCTATTTTAGCCGCATAACTACCACCATTAGCAACAAAAGCTTTTAGTTCACTAATCAAAGACCTACTATGTATCTTCATTTTTTTACTCTCTAGTAACGTTTTGAACTTAGCACATGCAGTTAATTTGACCTTCTGAGTAGTATTGAAGCCTTTTCGCTTTTTGCCGGCCTCACTTAAAAATAGTCCCGGGATATTACTTTCCCCGTATTCATTGAGTGATATAAGTGAAGCCTCTCCTATACTGTTGTTTTCTACAGAATAGTATATATTATTAGGTTCACCAGTACATTCTGCTATATATTTGTTAATTTCAGCTAACAGCTTAATCTGATTAGGAATATCGGTCTTGTTGTGCTTCCATTCACCTACTTGTGTTGTAGTGTTTGCTTCAAAGATTTGAATTGCAGCCGGGTCACCACCTGTACCTAAACTTGGATCTAATCCCACACAATATAGATTGCCCTTTGTAGGCTTCTGATACCAGCGTACTTGTCCCATTCGAGATACAGGTTCAATACCTTGAAGCATTAATAAAGTATTTGGATTGATAAGTGTTTCGTCAGCAATAATGAACTCACAACCAATCTCTCGGTTGAAACGATCCTCACCGAGCTGTGCTTTCATTTCATCAGCCCACTTTTGATCTCTACCGGGCTGTTCACTCCAATGTGCTCTATATGCTCTAAAGCCATTAACACCTAGTTCGGTTGTGTTACCAAAATCATCTTCAGTCTTGTTAGCACCTTTCCAGATGAAGGCAAATTGATCCTCGTCACTGTTTGGTGTACTTGTTATAATCGCTTTACCACCAGTAGATAGGGTTGGTGTGATGGCTGTCCAGAATTCTTTAGCGATACTTGGTCTAACGAATGCAAACTCATCTAGGTATAATAATGTAATAGACATACCACGACCTGTATTTTCAGTAGTTGTTGCACTAACAATACGAGATCCATTTTCAAAGTCTAGTGAGCCTTTGTTGTATGTTGTTACACCTGCTTTAATGTAGTCAGGACAGTTTTCATATGCATAACGTATACGTTGCATAATCTCCTGAGCACCTGTATATTTGTGTGCCGCAACTAAGATAGTAGAGTCAGGAACAAACATAGCATACCAAAGTAAATATCCCGCGGCTGATGTAGACTTACCAGACTGTCGAGGCATCAAACTAATAGAGTAACGATAGTTGTGATATGTTTCAATCAATCGTTTTTGATAGGGCCAAGGATGATATACCATACTACCTTTAGTAGGGTGTTGTATCATAAAGAAGTTATCCATAAAGTATAGATAACCTGTATCTGGGTCACAGCATTTAATAAAATCCTGTAGTTCTTTATCAGTTTTAAAAACTGTTTTAGTATACGGATTTTTTACTAGTGAAGGTGCATTACTCATAGTGAGTATTTATATCCACAAAAAAAACGGCAAGCCGTTTTTTTTATTTGATATCTAACGGTCTTTGCTTAGTAGCAACGATGCAATAGTATCTTTCTTTAACTTTTTTGACTTCGCCAGTTTCATCAGGTACACCTAACTCAAACTCTAAGTTTTCAAATTTGTCTATGTTGAATCCACAACGAACTAGTAATGCGGCAAGTTGTTGTTCTCCTAAGATACTATAATGATTCAAGTTCCATTCGTGTTTTCTATCACAGTCTGGAGCAGGAACTTCAATATAAATCTTACCAAATTGTTTCAATATACGATTATATTCCATCAAGCTAAAGATAGGATATGGGCTATGTTCTAGTGCATGACGTAAGAAAATGAAGTCAACGCTTTCATCATAATATCCATCTTTTTGTGGGATGAACGTCAAATCATAAGGTTTGATGGTGTGACCTTTGCTCTCGCAAATCTTGATGTCACCGGGACTTAATGTAACTCCGGTTACATCTGTATATTCTCTAGTTTTCATTTCGTCTAAAAAGTAACCTGGGCCGCAGCCTAAGTCTAAAATTTTAGCAGTTTTAGGAATATTTAATGGGTCGATGTATTGTTTTACAACCTGTGCAGTTAGGTCTTTGTGAAACTGACTATCTCCCTCATCATAAATGTGTGCAGTGTATAGCCACTCGTTATAAAATTTGAGTTTGATTAAGTCTAGTGTTGTGTTTATATCTATAAGCATTGAGAATCCTGTAAATTATACATTTACTTATTCTCATATCAACAGCTTAAATTATTTTTTGTAGCCTTTAAACGGCTTTACAACACTTTGAGTATTAGTAGTCGATACTTCTTCACTATCCATATCACCTTTATTTAAATCTATATACTCTAATCCGGCAGCTTTATATGCTAATTTAAGCATAGCTTGTTCTTCTTTGGTATAGGGATGTGTTGTATTATGTTTGCCTACCCAACTTTCTGCGGGCATATCGATTGGATTTATTCCATCACTACTTGCTACGGCCATCATTAGACGATTTAAATCATATTGTCTATCATAGCTGTCTATTTTCTTTGAAAAAATATTTAACCCACGGGTAGATTGTTGTTGATGGTCAGATATTTTGCCAACTTTAGATTCGAATACAAATTCATTTGCTCTCATTTTTTGTATCCTTTAAAAGGCTTGAGAGTTGATTGTATATTGGTGTTAGGTAATTCACTACTTTCAAGTGTTCCGGTCAATATCTTAGACGATTTTCCGACTTTCTTGAGTGCTTTATCGATAGTATTATCCAATTCTTCATCAAATTCCGAAGATACTATTTGGTGTTCTCCCCAAGCACTTTCTGCTTCAAACTCATTTTTAAATTTATTCTGTACACCATCATCTTGACCACCTTCTCCACGCACTGCGGCAATGGCTAATCCAAATCTATACAACTCATAAAAGTCTGAGTTCTTTAGTTCAGGCATTATATAGGTCTTGGGTAGCGAATAAGACACCATAGTCAATCCGTTCGTCTTTTGTTCACTAATAAATTCTTTTGCTCTCATTTTATTCAGTTGTTACAATCAATAAGTTTTCAGTACCCATTAAATCTCCGGCGGGATACCCATCTAATGATATATCTATACCGGGGTCACTTTCTCCGACCCATGTAACCTGATATGAAATGAAATGTTGCAGTGTAGCAGTTGATAATGGGCTAGCGGTAACATTTACATTACCACCGGTTACCACTACATCATAGCTAGTAACTGCATTACCATTGAATGATGTTCCGTAACCTACCCACTTAGCACCCAATCCATTGTTGTTTTTTGCTACTTTAATTAAAATATTTTGACTGTCTTGTGTTGCCGGATTACTTGAATTAATTTGAAATTGAGCTTGCGTGAAAGTGTTTGCAGATGTTGTGAAAATAATTTGATTAGCAGTGTTAC